GTGGCACCACTGATGTCACACTCGATAGTACCCGAGGACTGATACCACTTGCCCTGACTCGCTCCACGGGCACCCATCGCATACGCGGGTTCCGTGGTTGTGTCAGCACCGTCCGTCGAGTAGATCATCTGATCGCCTGTCGAGGTAGCCGCGACGTGAGCAGCCAGCAACCAGCCGTTGATATCGGTCGTATCACCGACTTCGAGAGTACAAGAGGCCGTGAAGGCAGTTTCGATCAGGCCCACAATGTTGTAGACTAGCGTGCCCGCCTGCACGTCCCACAGTTGAAAGTCCTGCGTGCCAGAGGTGCCGATAACGATGTCCTCATCGCCGTCCGATGAGGTCACTCCAACGATAACCCGCTGGACCTTGACCGCACGCGGCCAGACATCAAACTCGCCAACACTAGGCAGCAGAACAGAAGCGCGATTTTCACTTGCCATGTTTCATACTCCTACTTGTCTGAGATAGATTGTGAAAAATATCTCAGAATGACGTGATGTGCTCAAGAACCCTACAAAAGTTCGCGTTGAGCACCGAGTCGCCGTGATAGCCCAGCCACCCCACCGTGCCGCGCTGCTTCAGAGGATCGAATCCAGTCTCGCCCAGATCATTGATAATCAGGCTTAGCGGACTCTTCTCCTGGCCCGTCAGGTTTTCACCTTCTGGCCCAGCGCCGTCGATGTTCAGATCGAACATCTTGCCCACGAACCCGGCGACACCGTAGGACTCGGCTCCGATGAAGAGCATGGTGTACACATCTTCGCTATTCGCCCCTGCTGATGCATACGAGCGGGCATTCGATGAGATGTACAGATCGCAGTCGAAGATCGTGCCCATCAATCCATCGCGCATGGCATCACTGCCCGCACGAGTGAACATCGTCACGAAGGTCGAATCGGTCATAAACGCTTCGAGCGTATAGGGGTGGACGATGCAAATGAATCTGCCGTTGATCTTGCGGGCGTTGGACGCCAGAAGAGAAACGTAGTTCTGCACCCAGTCCACATACGCGATCTTGTCGTTCTGCCGATCCAGCGTGGCGCGGGTAGTTGCCCCGCCAGCATAGTCAGCAGTCGCTCCAGCCGTCACGGTATTGCGGACAAGGGTATCAACCGTCAGGCCAGCCTGATCCCCCAACAGCCCGGACATCGTAGCGATAACCGGATCATAAGAGGTCAGATCGTGCCGGTCGGTATAGCCCATCCACGACCCGTAAGCCGCGGGAGTGATGGTAACCTGCGTCGGATTGGCAACGGTCGTTTCTGCCGGGGTAGTGCCCTCACCCAGCGCGGTCGTAGCCGCGGCAAGTTGAGCATACCGGCGCATCGAGTAGATGTTCCATCCCTTGTACTCAGCAATCTCCGCCCATCGTCCGTGGACTAGGCGCGGCTGAGCACGCAGGAGCAGTTTCTTCTCATCCAATGTTTTAACAGCGTTGGAGAGATCAGTTGAGTTAAAACTTGCCATGTGAAATTTCCTTGCTGCCCTTTAGGGCAAAGATTTAGGCTCTTCAGGCAATGACATATAGGCTAGCAACCACTCACGATTAGGCTCAAATGCGCCTACTACATAGCGATTGCAGTAGGTGCAGAGTAGGCCACGAATCCGGCCAGTTACATGATCGTGATCTACGCACAGGTTGCGTTTATACGGCGGCCCTCTCCTACAGTTTGGGTTAGCACACCTGGCCCCCTGCTTTTCTAGCAGGGTGTCATACTGCTCGACCGTGATGTCAATACCCTTCTGCCGCCATGCAATTTCGCGTCGCTGAGCAACATGGGCCGCGGCATAACGCCGCTCATTGGCCCTTACGCGTTCATGATTGGCTTTGCGCCACGCATTACCCACGACGAGCTGCCGAAGCCTCCGCCATTCCCTGAGCGATTTCGTTTAGTTTCGCTTTCACACTCGGACTACGATCCGCATACTTGAATACGTCGTCCGCTGTGAGTTCGTGTCCCACCTGTTGTGACAAGGACTTTCGTAGGTCCTCAAAACTCAGCGAGCCGGACGGGACAGCGCCATGCTGAGTTACAACCGGAGTAGGGATCGCGGCGGATCGGGCGGGAAGTCCTGGCGCTACAGGTGCCTGCGGGGCTGCTCTTTGAGCGGCCTTCAGAGCCTCAAGTTCCTGTTTCATGGACTGCTGAAGTTCAGTCAGTCCCATCGCACCACTCTGAGCCAACGCTTCAGGAGAAGTCCAGTCCAGTTTGTCATACGGAACCCCCAGTCCAATGAACCACTGGGCATATCCCTGCATGTTCTGGATCGCTTCGGCCTGCGCTCGGGTTTCAGCGAGTTGCTGCTCGTAAGAGGCATTTCGCTGTTTGTAGAGATTAAGCTCGTATTGCGTTCGTGCCTCACCCTCAAGATGAGACATCTGCGCTTCAGCAAGCCTGTTCTCCCACTCCCGTCGCTCCTGCTCATACTGTTGCCGCTGTGCGGCACTCTGAGACATAAGAGTGGACTGGAGCCGCGAGATATTACGCTGGCTTTCTAATTCCCACTGTTTCCGTTGAGCCTCATATTCGGCCCTCAGATCGGGTTCTGGAGCCTGCTGTGCGGGTGCTTCTGGTGAAGGTCCGCCGGGCTGGGGGGGTACAGGCTGTGCTGATCCCGGCCCAAGCAGGTCGCCAGGCTTCTCAGGAAGAGCCATTACGACCTCCAAGGTTGTTTAGATACTACGAACATAACATAAAATACCCCAGTGCGTCAAGGGTTATGTCAAGAGACCATTATAGCCATGTAAAATGACTATTCTAGGGGCTTGACATTCAATTGGAAACGTGCTAGACTAGTATGTCTGTGTTAGATACCTTTTGTGTTTTTACTTTACATCATGATAAGGAGAATACATAAATGTCCGCGGACAACGCTATCGTCGTGGGTCGCTTTGGTCCCGAAGACTACCGCGTGGCAATGCTATTTGCGTCTGATGAATGGACGCGTGAGAGCTTTGCCCAAGAGCATGTTCTCCACTTCACCAACCGTACAGATGCTTTAGTTGCAGCTCACGATTGGATGGAGGGGGAGATAATCGTAGAGTATGGCGTCTGCACCCTAGACCTAACGGATTAGCGTCCGCGCTCTGATTGATAATATGGGCCGGGCAGATTCCCGCCGAAGAGCAACTTCGCCTTCTGATCGAGCGTCAGAGTTTCCTCAATTATGGGCTTTGCGTCTACATTCAAGGATGCCAATTTAGTCAAATAGGTAGTCGTCTTAGGATCGAGCGGTTTACCATCATCCACTAGGGCCTTCACTTCAGCCGCCGCAACCTCTCCGATCTTATCCAGAAGCCACTTCGGCCAGACCAATCCCCGTGTCGTCCCGCCTCGGCCTAGCTTACTCGGATCACGCACCAACTCGGACACATCCAATGTAGAGCGAAGACCCGGCGTAGCAATACCCTGTGGGGGCTGAACAGCGCGTGCCCTGGCTTGTGCCGCACCGACCTCCCGACCTCTTGCACCTCCATCGGCTCCGGCTTTAGCCTCAATCTCTCCTACATAATACTTAGCCCATAGCGGGTTCTGTAGTGCGTAGGCATCCCGAGCATCGAAGTAAGCGTTAATCTTGGCATATTCATCCGGCTGTTCCTTACGATAAAGCGCGCGCTCCGATTGGGATAGGCGCATATAGAATGAGAGAGTCGTCCAGAAGTCGGCCCCGAGAATGCCCTCAATCCTCTGCCGAAAGATTTTATTTTGGTCTCGTGCCCTGCCACGATCTGTCAATTCGGCATCCGATAAACTATCCAGCCCCAAAACTCCAGCGGCCTGCTGTAGATGGTCAAGGGTCTCCGTAATCCATGCCTCACTCTTGGCACTAAGAGCCGCGAAGTCTCTGGCCGCCTGTCCCGTAATAGGATTATAGAGAACATCCAGGTCCCCTTCATCACCGCCCGCGGCTACATAGGCATCCACAAACCTACCATACTCCAGTCCCGGAGCAATAAGGTCCAAAATGTTGAATACCTCATCCATCTTGGCACGGAGAGGACCGGCAGCCTGGGCTTGTCGCTCCTCAAATGTATTCACAGCGCGCCCCCTGATTGCCTGACGAATTTGGTCTTCGGAGAACTGACCCCCGTATATCTCCTGCATGGCCTTCACCACCTGGTCTTCGCTGGGCTGATTGTCCGGCCCCTCAAATTGTTGCTCCAATTGACGAATAGCCAATGTCTTTTGCTCTTGATTCAGATCGGCATTACCCAAGATGTCATAGTGAGGAGCGCCGTATATCTTCATCCACACCGCATCCAAGGCCGTATAGATGGTGTCGTTTTCCTTCTTCCACTGCTCGTAACCCTGCCCGCTCGTCTCGGCTACCAGCCTTGTCATCATGTCCATGGGACGAGATTTGGGATCGACAAACTGCAATCGGGTAAAGCTCACACCCAACTCTCGTGCCATTGGAGCTGCAATTGTGGGAAGTTCAGCCAGCCAAGCATCATATCGCTGCTTCCATTCTTGATAGGTTTCGTTCTGCTGATCCCACTGTGGAGCCAGCGCGCCAATAGCACTCCACCAAATCTCTCGTGCCTGCTCATAGACCAAACGCTTAGGCTTGAACCCCACAACATCATTGGACTTCAAGAATAGGGCCTTAATCTCCTCGGTGTACAACTGGTCAATAGTCGTGGCATAGTCCTGATAAGCGCGGTCCTTTAGCTTAGGAGCGGCCCCCATCGGGAGCAAAGCCAAAGCATCCTGTAACGTCTCCTTGGCCTCGCGGAAGCCCTCAAAGAAGGCCGAACGTGCCTGCTCTTCTCGTACCCGCTGAGAGATTAGATCGAGCCGATCCTGACCTAAAAGCTGCTGACCTTCATCCGTGCGTGGATATCGGATCGTACCATACAGATTGGATATCCAGCCTTCGGGCGTGTTGTACCTCTCTTCAGTATAGAACGCCCACCGCCTGTCTGGGTCGGGATAGTAGTCAAAAATATCGGCTCGTACTTCATTGTTCATAGCAAACTTCAGTAGACCAAACGCTTGGGCTTATAGCCCACAACATTATTAGACTTCAGAAACAGAGCCTTGATCTCCTCAGTATATAACAAGTCAATAGTCGCTGCATAGTCTTGATATGCCCGCTCCTTTAATTTGGGCGCGGCCCCCATAGGCAGAAGAGCCAAAGCATCCTGTAGCGTCTCTTTAGCCTCCCGAAAGCCCTCGAAGAAGGCGGAGCGGGCCTGTTCCTCTCGTATGCGCTGAGAGATCAAATCAAGACGATCTAGCCCCAAGAGTTGCTTACCCTCAGGAGTACGTGTCATGCGGATCGTACCATAAAGATTAGAAATCCACCCCTCGGGCGTGTTGTACCTCTCCTCAGTATAGAACGACCACCGCCTGTCCGGGTCGGGATAGTAGTCAAAAATATCGGCTCGTACTTCATTGTTCATAGCAAACTTCAGATTGTTAATCTCGTCTCTAAGACGCAGCAACTCCGCATCGGCATCTGTGAAGGTCTTACCGTAAATGCCGGTAAAGAAGCCCATTATTCCTTGGGTATATTCCTCGGTCTCAATCTGACGACGAGCATCTGACCACAAATCATAGGCCGACTGATCTTTTGGATTACCGTCAGCATCCTGACGTAGATCATAGGAAAGAGCAATCTGTACCCTGGCGACCAGAGCCATCTTCTCGGCGTCTGTCATATCTGGACTAGACAGTGCATCCAAAGCATTCCGCAGTACGCGCCTCTCAATCATGTAATCAAAAAAGGTAACTTCAGGGTCAATTAGATCGGCGGCAGCGCCGCCCACCCTAGATTGACGAAGGCCACTGAGAAGACTACGCCAAGTCCAGGGTGGGAGCAGCTTAGTCTGTGGAATAATACTCCATCGCTGGGCAATGTCCGGCTTGAAGGCATTGAGTTCGTATAACAAAGCAGATAGCCATGGATGTACGGTGAACTGGAAAAGTGCCCCATACTCCTGCACATAGCCGACAACCTTCTCTAGAGCTGTTCGTTCGTCATCCTCGTCGGGGTACGGGTTCTCCTTGGGGAAAAGGTAACGCAACGAGAAGGGCGCGGTTGGATTAACCCAGATGTCCGTGCCTGGCAATGGTACATAGCCCGCTAAAGATGAGAGGGAATTACCTTTACTATCCCATGCCCCCATCTGATAAGCAAATCTCTTGCTGGCCTGTAGATACTTTATATAGAACGCGGCGATCTCGGGATGAAGTGCCATTGTCTCTATCCACATCGGGATAGACCGCACAGGGAACTTGATGAATGGAAAGATTTGCTTTAGGTGACGAAGGAATTTGCTATACGAGTGGTAGTCAATCATCACCTTGTTTGTAATAGGAAGAGCACCCTCAAATGTGCGTCCCAAAAACTCGCCACCACGGGACGCTACGCGCAGTGCATCTTCCTTCAATTGTGCCGCTTCTTCTACAATAAGACCCAGAACGCGTTTCTGTTCGTCGGTAAACCCACCAAGCCGCCATGAACCGTCCGAGATAACCTGATTGAGCCATACTTCCCAATCATTCAACAGGGACGTCAGTTGCTCTCCACGACTCTCGGCCTCGCCTGCCATGTGTAACCAAGTTTGTGTTCCTTGGTCGGCAACCGGCATCACAGGCTGGATGGTCTCAGCCCGCCCGGCGCGCTGAAGTGCAGCTTGATAGTCATCCTCGATGGACTGAAGCCGGTGTCGAAGCATGTCCACACGAGACCCATTACCTGCTTGTCTGGCCTCATCAATCTTACCCAGCAGATAGGCACGCATCGTCTCAATGGATTCATTCGCCATGCGACCATCGGGGAGCTTAGAACGACGATAGGTAAAAGACGGGCGGCCCCCCTCGCGTGGCTTTCCAAGTACCGCATCCCAGATGGTCGTCAGCTCCTCATCAACCTGGGGCTCTTGCATGACTTGTGCAATAGGGGCCTCTGAGACAACAGCCGCCTCTTCAGCCTGGCTCAGCCCCCTATATTCGGCAAGCTCATCAGGAGTCATGGCAACTTCCCGAGCCTCGCGTATAGCCACCCTTCCTGCCAAATCCTCAGCCTGTGGTACGCCCTCAGGGAAGGCGCGGGTCTCGGCTATCTGTTCCAGTTCTCGCATACGAAGAGCGCGGGCATCTTGGATAGGAGCTAGGTCAATAGGACGCAAAGCTCTGGGCAGGAATGCCTCATCCATGCCCGCCCACAAATTGCTCTCCCATCCCGGAATCTCGTTGGCCCTCAGGAATTCCTTGATAGCTCGATCCCGTGTATTCTCCCACGAGGCCCCAGAAGGCTTGAAGCCTAACAACTCTCCAGTAGCTTCATCTACGCGAAACTCCCATCCGGCCTGACGCCACATATCAGACTGGGAGATGAAATCCCTGTCCACCATCCGACGAGAGAGTTCTGTCCAATTGCCCTCACGCGCCAATCGTATCCACTCATCAGCATGAGCAGCAAGGGCCTCGTCGAAAGTTTCCATTAACTTGAAGTAATGATCGAGAGATTTGCGCCAATACGTCTCAGCCGCCCCCTCGCCGCTGCCGAACGTCAGCCACTGGATAAATTTACGAACAGCGCCCTTCTCAAACCTATCAATATTCTCAAGGGCTTGTCCTAGAGCATCAATAGCCTCTTCGGGAATGGCCTCACCTGCCAGTTTCCTAGCTCGCACAGCACCAACAATCTCACCAAATTCTCTGTGCTTGGCGGCAAGAATAATGCCCTGCTCGCGACGAGAGACCATAAGAGCATTAATTTCCTCGGGGTCAAGGGCGCTGCGCCCTTTAATCATTCCGGCAATCTGAGCACGCTCTTCTTCGATAGAACCATCGACGGCCTGGAGACGTGACGGCTCTGTGCGACGTACCTCAGGGAAAATGTCCTGTCGCGGAGGCTCGTCAGATGTGGCACGACGTAACATCTCCTCCGGCTCAGGGGGCGGGGCGGCGTCAAACTTCGTGTCCTTATTCAGATCACCGACGGCACCACGGAACGACTCGGCAGTCTGTGTAGTCCGACGAACCTCCTCGGCAATTTGCGTCCGTAGGTCAGTCATAAATCGGCCGACATTTTCGGGCGTAAACTGTTTGCGCTCGACCAGTTCCCGCAATTGCCGAATTGTATCTCCGACGAATTGACGGGCCGCGTCCTCCCCCATCATTGAACGAGCAGAACGCATCAACTCCTCGGGAATGAGGACGGAGACAGGACCACGCTTACCCGATATCAAATCCTTATAGAGCTGGGCCAATGTCGAGCCGCTTTTCCCGGCCTCAGCGTCCATGCCCTCAACGGCTACACGAACTAAGTCATCTGCACTATTCTCTGTCAAAGATTGGGCAAGACGCTCGTAGATGAGACCCCGAAGGATAGAATACTGACGGGTAAAATGAGTCGCATACAGACGTGTACGCCATGTTACCTCAAGAACATCATTAACCGTTCCCCATGCCTTCGTCCATCGACCAATCTTTCTGCCACTCCGCCATCCGTCCGCCCACACTGAGAACATACCGAACCGGGGCCTGAACTCGCCTGACAACAATCGACGAGCTAGATCAGGATCAACCAATCCCTCCGTTCGGACAAAGGCCCCCAGAATGTCCTCAGGGATGTCCATGTCTTTGGCAATCTTCACGACATCTTCAAACGGCTTCGCGCCCCAAATCAGAGCGCGGGTCATGCTGTCCAGATAGTTCCATACCGTATAACCAGGACGACCGGAAAGAATAAGACCTATCTGCATGCTCCAGACGCGATTGAATGCGAGCGTTATGTTCCATGCCGAGCGTGCCCAGGCTTCAGGCTTGACCGCACCCGTAGCCCCCTCCTTGACTCCGCCGAAATGCTTAAAGACCCAAGCGATTAGGCCCTCATCCACAGGACCATTCTGCCATAGACGGTTGCTGTTGATAAGAGCACTCTCGACCTTGTTCGAGAACACATGGAGCAGATTATTGGGGTTCGCGGCATATCGTTGGGCGGCCTCCCTGGCAACAACATCAGGAATGCCCTGGTCTAGCAATTTTGCCAGGCGGGAGTCCTGGACCTCCGTAGCCGCCTCCTCTAGAAATCTCCCAAGCCGTTCGGCGGCATCATCCCCCAATGATCCAACAATCTTGGACAAATTCCCAAGCACCTCATCTGTCGCTCCCATCGCCAGACGGTCAATACGACTTGTTTGCGCCATTGCCTCGGGGCTGACAAGGAAACCGAGCGCCCGGTTAAGATTCTCTAGTGTCTTCGCCGTGCTGCGGCCCGCCTGGCCCAGAGACCGTACAATCTCAGCGCCCGCAGAGCCAAGCCGAAACGCCCCCGATGCAACAGCCTCGGCTCCCATAGTCTTGGCCCACCACTTCCCAAGAGGTGTAGCCATGGTAAGTTTGCCGGGAATGCGAAGGAGGGGCTGGACCGCCTTCGTCCACAGCTTCTCCCAAACTACAGCCGGGACAAGATTCAGATTACCAAATACAACATCTCCCGCCAACTCTAAGGCCGGATTGACATATCGCTCAGTAATCTGCTCAACTTCCCATGGTTCCAGACGCCGCCCAAGTTGCATAGTCGCCTGGATAATAGCCCTCTCGGCCTCGGCCTGTCGGGCCTCCCCGGTATTATCCATAGACCATGTGTAGCGATAGGCATACGTAGGGATATCCTTGCTGGACTTTTGGAGATTGAATGCCTGAGTAATCAGGTCCCTCATACGATCAACATAAGAGGATACCTGCGAGGGGTCAAGGTCCATAATAGTTGCATCCATCTCCCTCCCAAGAGCGAATGCCTCTTCATATAAACCATCAATTGTCTGCTGGGCATCCTGGGTCGCCTCGGCACGCGCCCGAAGTGCATCAGGAGAAATATCATAGTCCCCCCACGCGCCCTCACTCAATACCCGCTGCCATGCCTCGCCAGTCCGCTGACCTGCCAGTTCTATTCGTTCGGCGGCTTCGGCACGAGAAGCACTTAGCCATGCCCTATACCCGTCCCGTGTAGGGGCCTCAACGCCAACCATTCCCAATGTACTTCCGAGTTGCTGTCCTGTAAGTTGTAGCGCCTTAAAGGGCGTCCGAAAAACAGGACTGATTGCCTTATCCCACAGCCAATACAAGGCCGTGCCCATACCCTTGAGCGCCGCATCTACAAGCGGATATTCCTGTGTGCCCTTCTCAAATATCCGATGCCATAGGTAGTTATCAATCAGATTGACGACATACATGACCTTGCCGGTAAATGGCATTGCCGTCGGAGGCGTAAGAGTAATAGGCGCAGGAGCGCCACCAAGCGTGTCCTCACGGCCCTCTACATAGACAGTTTGCGGGTCGCGCTTGAATGCTTCAATGATAGTGCGAGCTTCTGCCTGAAGTTGAGCATATCGAACCCGATCCGTAGCCTGAAGGATAGGTTCAGTATCATAATCCCCCATGCTGCCACGCCGCACTATCTCTGATAGCTCTTGACGGATAGTTGTCAGTCTGCCCGCACGGCGCTCCCGATCCAGATTGATAGCACGCTGACGAGCAATTGCCTCTGGTGAGCCTTCTGGAGGCGGGATCACAGTAGCAGGTCGAATCGACGCCTGAATTCGGGCGCTGAGGTTTTGCTCCTCTGCCTGAAGCGCCACAATACGACTACGAGCATCTTGCAATGCGGGAATGTCCTGGGGGGCATATTTTCGGCCTGGCCATAGACGTTGAAGGTCGGCCATTTCACGTCGAACGTCTTCTAGTCTGGCCCGCGTCGGGGCAATTGTCTCTGGGGCCATGGCCGGGGGCGCGGGGGGCGGAACCATTGCGAAGGTCGAAGCCGTAGATGGTATATATTTAGGCTCGGCCTCAGCGCGCGCCCGTGCCATACCCCTATCTACGCGTAGGGCCGCATTCGCGGCAGCCTCTAGCTGACGCTGGTCCTGAAGATTTTCCAGCTTGATGGGGGAACTCGAAATCATCCCATAGATAGCCGGGATGTTCGTCTTCTGATCCGTTATTGTGTTAGCTCTGGGATCGTAGTAAAGGGGCGTATCTGTCTTGGTAGATGTATAATTTCGCTGAGAAGAATCCCAGTACATGCGCGAGCCGACAGAGATTGTCGCAGTGGAAGAGGGGGACGCGGCAAGCTCCCGCGCATAGTCCGCAATGGGAACAGCGGGCTTGACCCAGCCTTGAGATGTCTGGGCCGGTCGTCTCCCTCTAAACAGGAAACTGAAAACCTCGGACGGAGTTGGCACAGTTAAGCGTTACTTCAGGGGGCAGGAAACTCTACGTCCACGGGCAACGTGGGGGTGACTGGCGCAACATCCTTCCGAGGACGCCCAGCGCCTCGCCTGCCATCCAGCTCAGGTTTAGCCTCTTCACGCTTCTCCCGCGGCCCCTGATAACCAACCAGTTCTCGTTTCAAGAATGTCACAAGATTCTGATTATGTTGGACAGCATAATACGCATCCCACCCGTCCTCACCAAGACGATTCAATTGCTCTGTTGCCTGCCGTGTATCTCCCAATGGAACATTTACAACACGATACTCGAACCTAGTCATTTTGCTCCTCCATTAAGCATTGAGCAACGGATTTCTCTTTTGGCTTCCAAGCACGGCCTGAGAGAAGAACGGACTTGCCAGAAGTCTTCCAATGTTAGCAAAAGGGCCAATCTCGCTCGACTGCCCCATTGACAAGAGAGGGTCGAGTTGGCCCAACATGGCCGCATACTGTGTCTTCGATTGTCGCTCCTCTGGTCCTTGACCTCCATAAGCACTCAAGGCCCCGGCGATTTGCTGGAGCCACGTATAGCCCGCGCCCAGCTTCCAGCGATTGCCCTGAACGGTCGCCTCTCGCATATTGCTTAGGGCCGTTATCACATCTTTTGCTCGACGCGCCGAGGAAAAATACTCAGTGTCGATAGGAGTAAGGCCGGTCTGTGCAGACATGCGGATTGTATCTGCCGTGTGCGGAATGACAGCGCCAATCTTATCGGGTTTGTAGTAGGAGAATCCATCCGCTGCCGAAACATAAAGCTGAGCCGCAGCATTACGCTGGTCTTCGGGACTTAGGTAGGGGATGGATGTGTTCAGCATCATCAAATACTGCACATCTGGACGCTCGGCATCCGCAGGATCGACAGGCTCCAAGTTCACCCACCATCCCGGCTTGTTACCGCCCGGTGTACCATAGGATGCAGGCTTCCACTTCACATCCCATATAGGCTTGACACCGGCAGGGGTGAGCGGGGGCGCAGGAGGCGGGCCACTTCCGCCACCGCCCTGACCACGAATATAAGCATTCCAGGCTGCGACGTTACGGTTCTCTTGTTGTACCCACGACGAGGTAGCGGGCAGTCCAAGGCCCTCTGGATCATACTGACCTGGCCATGGAAACCCGGACGCCGGAGGCAAACCTAAACCCTCCGGGATATTTTGGCCCTGTAGTGCTACCCTAGGTGGGGGCCATTTAGGGGATTTGGGAGTAAGACCCAGAATAAGTGGACTTAGTGGCGTCTTAGGCTTCGGTTTCTTGGGCCAGCCGCCGCCCTCTTCTCTAGGCATGTTTCTTGACTCCTAAGCCACGCTCTTCCATCGACTTCACATAATCAATAGTAGCATCCAGGCCATACCGTGCCGCCATGTCCTGAAATGCCTCGGGGGTAAGTTTGACATACGCGGCAATGTCAGGATCGGTCTCCATGCCAAGTGTTTTACGAAGCTCCTGTGCTCCTTCACGAAACGCCTGGGTCATAATCTTCACTTCGTTTTTCATCCGCGCATTCCCGGAGCCGCCGTAGCAATGGCTCCCATAGCATCCTCAATAGACTGGCCTGGAGGCTCCCCTCCAGATGCCTGCGGTGGCGGTTGCCCAGTAGGAGACGCCAAACCCTGCGGCTGTTCAGGAGCATTCGGCTCTACTGGCCGCCCGCCTTGATTGGCAGAGCTACCCTGAGACACGAGCATCTGGAGAGCCATGGCGGCAGCTTGATCTCCCCCTTGGGCCATCTCCATGAGGGTAGACATTAGAGCGTATTGCTGCAAGGCAGGATGATTCATTGCCATTTCACGCAACCGCTTGGCCCGTTCGTCATCCGGCTGGTCGATGTCTAGATATCTCTCCATTATAGTGCTTTCAGACAGAACACCGCGCACCTGTGTTGCCATCGCGTGATTGCGTACCTGCTCGTTAGGGAATTCCGGTTTTATCGTCGCCTTAACTTTGTAGTTCGCTAGGTCTGGACTGAATATCTGATCGTTGAAATCCTTGCCTTTCATCTGCCCGTAGACTCGAATGAAGGCGTCAGGGGCAAATGTGGCTGTAATGGCAATAGCACTCTGCGCCCATTGTGACAGAAGAAGCTGGATGTGCTTGACGGGCTGTTCCAAACGAATGCGGTTCTGGTCGCCCAGTTGAGTTAACGCATAACCCGCAATCTGATTAGGGCCTGACCCAAACGCCACATCTGAGAAGCCCGACTGTTGTGCCCGGCGTGTCAGGAAACCAATCTGTGCCTCAACGTCCGGCGGATTGCCCGGCCACACCGGGAACTTGATGTCCTCAGATGGGGCCAGCCGGACAACATTGTAGACCGACGCATCAACATCTATCTCACGGCCTTCCATTGCCTGCACAACTAACGGCATGGCCGTATTGCGATTGATCTGCATCGTGCGTCGGTTGATCTGCTTTTCCAGTAGAGTAATGGTCGTTTCTAGGGGCTTCATAATGTTGTGCCCCCAATTCTTCGCGTCATCCTTGCTGATAGGCTTGAAGAAGCCGATCTTGAATGGCAGATCAGGATACTGCGTGTCGTGCATGGGCCAGATAACTTGGTCCTCGAAGATTAGGGCATGCTGGACGACATACTTCTTGGCATTTGGTTGCTGTTCCCCAGGTTCCATCATAGGCGTAGCCATCGGCCCAGCCATGTCCATCATCGGCCCGGACATCTCGCTGTTGCTCATCATAGAGCCATCCGGCATCATGTGCATTTCCTGGGCCGACCCCATTTCACCTGGGGGCATCATTTGCGACGGGTCAAGTCTGGGAACCTCTGCCTCGGCCAGACGCCAATAGTCTTTCAGATCGCCAAAGGTTGTCATCTTGATCGAATCAACCATGTGACTGTACTTCGGTAGACGCTTACCATAGATCAGTTCAATATCATATACGGAGAGACGATCTACCTTGCACACCTGAAGCCAGCGATTTGGTCCGCCGGGAACAATAAAAACCTTGAGTGGGTCGATGACCTGTACGCGCACAGGAGGTTCAGTATACCCACGCACAGGAGCAACGCCGGTGGGCGACTGAGGATCGGGCTGCATCATCATAGTCTCAGATGAACGAGCAATCTCTTCATCCCAAACCGTATAGACAACCCCCGCTCCATCACGACAGAAGTTCATAAACAAATCGAAGACTTGATGAGACCCTTCGCGAATATCGTTGGCCTCCCATAGACCAACCAAATACTTCTCGATGTGACTGGTATCCTTCTCCTCACTAGCGGTAGGAGAGAAGCCAAACGCTCGATACTCCACGTCATTTGCCAGCATGATACCTACAGCCAGATCGACTACGTTGGTATAGGTCGGATCGCCGTAGCGATCCTCACCTGGCTTTGCATTGGCATCATAATGGTCGAACGAATAGTATCTACGCCAACGCCGAATCTGGTCATGCCACGGCTGCACCACACGCTTGGCGCGGGCGAAGTAGTTGTTAACCGTTTTCAGGGTTTCCGCGTTGGACAGGATAGGCGTAATCTCAGCCATGCTTATCCTCAATATCCATATTCGTTATTAGTACCAAACGACGGCGCAAACAGCACCGGCGGGCGAGAATACGACCCAAGAACTTGGTCGTAAAAGCGCCGCAGAGGAGGGGGAATGCGTGTTCGATCTCCAAAGGCCGTAGCTATTAGCTGGGCAAAAAGTTCGGGCGGCCCGCCCCACGCGGCCGGGTTAGACTCGGAGGGGAATAAAGGATTCGATCCAATGCCGGGGAAAGATCGCGTCATAGACGCCCCCCAAGCAAAGGGCGTATCCGTGGACACACGAAATGGATCGGGCACACGCGGATTGTCTGTTAACATGCGGGACGGCTCATCATAAGCTCGCGTTCGCGATAGGGTGCCAGCCACCCTTGCAAATTCGTTCCAATAGCCAGGCGGGGCCGTGCCGCCCGTTTCTTCTCGACGGGCAAAGTCAACAACATGACCCAACTCATGCAAATAGGTTATAAGATCATTGGGGTTACGCAACGTAATCGTATTAGGATAGGACGTATAGCCCATCATCGGAAGAGTCGGATCATACCGAACCGGCGCGCGTGCGCCTGCCCTCATAAGTGGATCATCAATGTTACGAAACCGACGCAAAACACGAAACTCGCGCGCTGGGCCGATATCCTGTCGTTTACTAATCCGCTTAGTAATTTTGGGCGGGCCACCGTCAGAAGTAATCATCAAACCACTTGTTTCGAGCGAAGCGGCTCAGGAAGCCACATTTCATCTTCGCGGTATTTAGATTTAGACACATTCGGCATATCACTGAATGGGTTACGGATTGTCACCTTTTTCGTGGTGTCAATTCCACCCCGTGTGATGCTCTCCGTTACGCTCATTGCAAGAGCCACGGCCCCATCATTCGGATACTTGGAGCGGCCATACTTATCCTTCGCTAGGCAGAAGCCTAACGGCCCCGCCTTGGCCCGCGCAAACTTCACATGGTCGCGTAGAACAGGGTCAGGGTATGCCTCAAACGTCCCATTCTTCATTGCGTCGTAGAGAGCCTTAGTCGCCTTAGTCATGTTCTGACCCTGCTGAGAGAACTCGACCATCGGCAGGCCCTTGTTCTTCAGCGTTGTCATAGAACGATGAAAATTCGTCTTGTCATAAGCTATCGAGATCACATGCAGCGACTTACACACTTCCTGGACATAGGCTTCCACTGTATGCTCCAGGTCGATAGGATTGGCGCTGGTTGGAGCCCAAATCTGGGAGCAGGCTAGGCCAATTCGTTGTCGCTTCACATCGTAATACGTCCCTACAACCGCCGAGTTGTCATGCTTGATGCCAATGTCTACGCCCAGGCAGACAGGATAATTCCGCTGAGCAAGAAGATTCGGCATAGTCAGGGGACCACGAAGACCCAATTGCTCACCTCTAGCTACAGCATCGTCAAACCATTCTATCGGCATGAACTGGTCCTCGTTTGACACCCACTCGTTTCGGTGAACACGAAGAAATTCCATGGGTGTCAGGGCCACGGCTTCGGCGGCATAATAGTCGGGCGTCTGCCAAGGCATCCGGGGCTCGGTGTCCCACATCGCAAAGATACTACCATCCTTCGAGCGGTAACAAATCGGTCGGCCATTACGGTCTACAATGTCGGCCAGTTCGGGTACAACATCCCCATTCAGGATTACCAGATTGTACAGATCATAGAGCAGGTTCGGCTGCTCGTTCTCGTATCCGGCATAAGACGCAATCACCCGAAGAGGATAACGAGATGCCGGGCTAAGGGTCATCTCCGTCCACATTCTCATAGATCGCTCATCAGTGTAGCCAAAAAGCTCGTCGAAGGCAACGAAGTCATTCTGACCGCCAGCAACGCCTCTCGGGACCTTGGGCAACACCTTTGCTACCGTTCCATTAGGAAATTCAATCTCTGTGTTTAAGACTCGACCACCCGATTCTTCCACATGATACTGTAGGTTCTTGAAGGCTCGATCTACTGCTTGTTTCTCCGAATTCGCAACGTAATACATCTCTGAGTGTTCTGGCGCGTTATCTGCATACCAGGCACCGATGGCAGCTAAATCCTCCGACTTGCCACTTTTCTTGATACGACCCAAAATAAGGGTCGAGTAGGGAAGCTTGCCATTCTCCTTTGGTGTCAAACAATGACCAAGAATTCTATCCATAGGTGACAAGAGAAGATACATTCCGCGCCCGGTGATTCCCTCTGTCAAGCTCCAACCGCGCGCGATATGAAAGCCCGGCTCCCTGATCCAATCCACAAAGGGCCGCATGTCAGCCCATCATCTTGCGTTTCTTCATGTCCCGACCCATAGCCGCGCCGCCATCTTCCGCGGCGTACAAGACGCGCATGTGGGCGAGAGCTTCAGCACGAGTCTTATGGGGCGACTTGTGCATATGCTTGCCGCCCTCCTTCTTAGTCACCCAATAGCCCTCCCCCTCGCGAACGATCTCGTAAGGCATCTCTAGTATCCCCCAGGTCGATATGTCGGCTTCGCGGGGGCTTTCTTCTTGGGTGCAGCTGACTTTGAGATGCCAGAAGATGAGGCCCGCCGCCCCACAGCATCCACAGATTTCGAGGGTTTACGCACGGACGCCAGTGAAGGCGCAGAGCGGGAGGGAGGAGCAGGAGGTGGGATCGGGGGCGGCGGGACACTCCATGCGGAGGGGATTAGCATAGGAGGCGAAGGTCGAACTTTGGGGGCTACTGTAGGCAGGGCACCGCCAGCAGTCAACGCCCTAAGAGCTTCCATCCATCCTGGCTGACTTGTGTCAGGCGTAACTCTAAAGGGCTGAGCCTCATAGCCTCCCCTCACACCACCAGCCACCTTACGTAGAAGATCAAGAATGGCATTGGGGTTTTCCGGGACAGCCTGACTCACCTGTTGCCCAAGATTTCCAAGCGTATTCGTAGCACCAGCAACAGCCTTCTCAAACCAGGCTTGAAGTTCTTGCAACCAAGGATAGGGATTAGGATCGGGCACGAGACCTCCAAGAAGCCTACTCTATCCTACTAGTTTTGGGTGTGTTATGTCAACCCCGATGTCAAGAGCCAAATAATTGACAAGCCATATCCGAATGTAGTAGACTACCCTCATGCCTGAGACGCTAAATCACTGCCCGCTCTGCAAAGAGCCAGGACCGTTCATTCCTTTCTTCACCTACATCCACAAGACACGACCAGAAAACCGATGGGTACTCTGCCCTGTCTGCGGCGACGTCTTTGTCAGCCCCCGTCCTACGCAGGAAGAGCTAGACAGGTACTATGCCGCAGAATACCGTGAGCAGGTACAGGGAACTGCACAACCCAAAAACAGTAATCTGAACGAGGAGAGCATTCGTGCCAACCGCCTCCACTGGTTTATTCGGCGCTTCCTACCAAAAGTCGAGCGCCACTTAGATATCGGATCGTCTGCCGGGCTATTACTGGCCGAAATCCAATCCGATTACAAATGCGAATCCTATGGGATCGAGCCTGGAGATGCTTTCCGCGACTTTGCCGACGAACAAATCAAAGGGGCGGGCGGGCAGGTCAAGTTCTACAGAACACTAAATGAAGCACCCGACTGGGGCTACGACCTTATCACAATTTCGCACGTGCTCGAACACTTCACTGATCCGCTCGGCTACCTTGACAACCTAGTTAACCATTACATTCCCAATGGGGGACATCTACTCATCGAGGTCCCCAACCTCTTCGGGGAGCCTACGGCACTTATATACCCTCATATGGTTGCCTTCTGTCACGAGACGCTGTGGACGACAATCAACAAGGTCGGCCTCACCCCCATTGAGATCGAGACTTCCCAACCGGGCTTCCGTCATCCCGTTTCGCCTCCGCCTTACCTAACGGCCATGGCACGAAGGGGCAGCATTGATATTGTAGAGGACTACAAGGCTCGTCACAGAGCAATGCTACATGAGGCGATGACGATGGGACGTATTCAACAAAAGCAGGCCAAAGAGCCTAATCCATCGAACTCTTAGAGCTGACCGAGAATGACCCCTCGGCGTCTGCCACAACGGCTCCTGTCCCATCAAACTGATACTGATACGACCCAGCAATAGGGGGAGTGTAGTCATAGTGATACTTCCCCGTGCTATCATTGGTCGCATCGGTGATCGTAATAACAGACCCCGAGGGTGAGTCTATAGACAGCGTAACCGTCGTCGGGTTGGTCAGCACACCACTTAGATAGAACTCAGCACTCATCCGTACAGCATGATTCCATTTGTATGTTGTCATTATGCCTCTCCGTCCATCACCAACGCATAGGCATCCACGGCCTGAGCGTCGAAGATGAGAACGTACCCGCCATCCACAGGATCATCCGATACCCTACAGACACCGGTGGGTACAAGCTGGTCACTCACGATAACTGCACCCGAAGCTACTTCTTGATCTGACACGATTGCTACTCCTGTTGTCACAAGTTGATCGCTAACTACAGCACGAGAGAAATAGGCAGTCGTATGGATTACCGGCTGAAGAGTTCCAATGCCCGAGGCACCTACAACGCCCGAAATGGGCACATAGCCAGGTCCCGTTACGCCTAATACCCCTATACCCTCGGTCCCCGAGAGGGCAATATCTAGGCTTAGAGATACACCCCCAACTGCGCCAGTCCCGGCCTGGCCCGTTAGCGCCAGTAGAGGACTATAAACGATATCACCAACAGCACCGGTTCCCGCGTTGCCAGTCACAGCCAAAGTAAGACTGGGGGTTACATTCCCGAGCGCAGCCGTCGCATCTGTGCCCGTAAGGGCAACACTAAGACTTTGTGTTACTGTCCCCGTTGCGCCCGTACCCGCGATGCCTGTAATACTAACGGCTAGATTACTAGAGACCGTCCCAGCTTCGCCTAAACCACTAACCCCAACAAGCGCGACCATAGAGGACGACTGCACGCCCATCGTCCCTACAGCGGCAGTTGCTTCCTCTCCTGTAATAGCAAGATCAAAACCTGGGGTGATGGTGCCCGCGGCACCCGTACTTGCGGTACCGGAGAGGGCCGGGCCAAAGCTGGGAGATATATCCCCAACCACGCCAGTCCCCACACTACCAACCAGACCAATGGTTACATCGACTACAGGCGCAATCGTCCCGACCGCACCTGTACCCTGTGTACCCGTTAGAGCAAGCGCATCCTCATACGCAACCGACCCAACAGCGCCCGTACCCTCATTCCCCGTAATCCCAACCGTCACGTCGCCCGCAGCGGGCGTAATCGTACCTACATCGCCAGCCCCCTGCACCCCCGTCAAGGCAAAGAGAGGGGCAAACGTTACCGAGCCGGTAGCGCCGGTTGCTCCGTCGCCCGTAAGAACAGACTCAAGATTGAGCGTTACCGAGCCAGCGGTACCTGTAGCTGCGTTGCCAGTAAGGGCTTGGACATAGGAGATTTCGGGGGCTACACTACCAACGGCACCAGTCCCAGCTACGCCTGTAAGCGAAACAGTAAGACCACTGGTGACATTTCCTGCTGCCCCTGTCCCAGCCGCGCCAGTTAACGCTAAATTCAGTTCGGGAGAGATCGTCCCTACTGAGGCGGTCGAGGCAACCCCAGTCAGGGCATGAATAGATGCTACATTACCAACCGAACCCGTACCAGCAACGCCAGTGAGCGCGAGGGCAAAAGCCAGCCCAATCGTGCCTACCGCCGCAGTAGCGGCAACACCCGTAAGGCCAACAGTAACGCCGCTCGACTCTGCCTGGATCGCATCGTCCCAGAACCACCCCTCTATGAGAAGGTCGGGGTCGAGCCAGCTTTCAGCCCGGAGTTCTGAGTGCCAGATACCAAGGTTCACGCGTTATCCAAGAAGAACGCTGGCATCCCTCCAGTCCAGGCGGCGGGCGCGACAGGGGTCGCGGCCGGGTTGGGA